CCACGCAAAGCGACGAGCCTCCTGCTGGTGTGTTCAAGGAAAAGCTGGGCTATCACCGCGACGTTCGGGACGGCAAGATCGAGGACAAGAAATCGCTGGGGGTGCTGTACGAGTTCCCGCAGAAATTGGTCGATAGCAAGGGGTATCTGGACCCGGCGAACTTCTACATCACCAACCCCAATATCGGGCGCTCGGTTAGTGCGGAATGGCTGACCGACGCGCTCAAGAAAGTGCAAGCGCGCACAGATGGGCCTTTTCAGCAGTTCCTTGCAAAGCACCTGAACATTGAAATCGGGCTGAACCTGCGGACTGACCGCTGGGCTGGCGCGGACTTTTGGGAAAAGGCGGTCGATCCGACCCTGACCCTGGACGAATTGCTGCGCCGCTGCGAGGTGGCTGTGATCGGCGGCGACGGCGGCGGGCTGGATGACTTGCTGGGCCTGGCGGTGCTGGGCCGGGAGCGCGATACGGGGCGCTGGCTGGTGTGGTTCAAGGCGTGGGCGCACAAGATTGCATTGCAGCGCCGGCTTGAGATTGCTCCCCGGCTGCTGGACTTCTCGAAAGAGGGCGACCTGACCATTGTGGATGTCCCTGGGCAAGACTTGATCGAGTTCGCTGATATCTGCTGCCGGGTGCGCGATGCGGGCTTGCTGCCTGCAAAACAGGGAATCGGGGTGGACGGCGCGGGGATCGCGGACCTTGTCGATGAACTGGCGGGCCGGGACTTCACGCTGGATGACATCGTGGCGATTTCGCAGGGATGGCGGCTCAACGGGGCCATAAAAACCAGCGAGCGCAAGGTAGCTGCCGGGCAGTTGGTCCACGCTGGACGGCCAATGATGGCCTGGTGCGTCGGCAACGCCCGCACGGTCCAGCAGGGCAACGCAATTTCGATCACGAAGCAGGCCAGCGGGACGGCAAAGATTGACCCGCTGATGGCTCTATTTGACGCGGTGTCCTTGATGGCACTGAACCCGGCTTCAGCAGGCCGCTCATTTTGGGAAACCGCAGCATGAACAAAGCAAAACTGAAGGCGCTCGCAGCGCGGGCCGGTGGCCTGGTGCCCGATGCGCTGCTAGTCGGCGGTGCTGGAGCGGTTTCCTTCGGTGCTGGCATGGTGTATCTGCCTGCGGGGTGGATCGTCGGCGGGTTGTTTGCGCTGGCCGGTGGTGTGCTGACGGCGAAGGGTGCCAAGTAATGGGATTCCTTGCCCGCGCGGTCGCCGAGCAGAAGGGCGGCGACACCGTTTGGGACCGCTGGGTCCAGATGATGGACGTTGGGGCGAAGTCGAAGGCGGGGCCATCGGTCAGCCTTCAAACAGCGTTTCGCGTTTCCGCAGCATTTGCTTGCATGGGCGCAATCTCTACGCGCGGCTGCGCGCAAGTGCCCTTCAAACTGATGCAGGACTACGAGCAGGACGGTTTGCCGCGCAAGCGGACCGCCCGCAAGCACTACTTGTATGACCTGATTACAGCGAGGCCCAACGGCTGGCAGACATCGTTTGAGTTCAAGGAAACACTGACGTTGCACGCGAGTTTGGGCAATGCCTACGCCTTCAAAAACCTCTATCGGGGGAAGATCGGCGAATTGATATTGCTCGACCCTGGCCGCGTCAAGCCAGTTCAAAACGAGGACTGGAGCATCACCTACCGCGTGACAGGCCGCGACGGCACCGTTCAGGAAATCTCCCAAGACCTCATGTGGCACGTTCGCGGCCCGAGTTGGGACGGCTTCATGGGCCTGGACACGCTGAACATCGCGCGTGAAGCGCTGGGACTTTCGATAGCACTGGAAGATTCTCACTCCAGCCTGCACCGCAACGGCGTGCAGCCTTCCGGCGTGTACTCCATCGACGCCACGCTCGACTCGCCGCAGTACGAAAAACTGGTTTCTTGGCTGAAGAAACAGGCTTCAGCAGGCCCAGGTACGCCGCTTATTCTGGATCGCGGCGCTAAGTGGCTCTCTCAGACCATGACCGGCATTGATGCGCAGCATAAAGAAACGCGCGACCACGAAATCACTGAGGTGTGCCGGTTTTTCGGCATCTTGCCAATTGTGATCGGCCACACGGGGGACAAGGCAAGCACTTATGCGAGTGCCGAGGCCATGTTTGACGCGCACAAGGTGCTGGGTCTGAATCCGTGGTTTGAGCGCATCCAAGACAGCGCCAATATCAACCTGCTCACCGACAAAGAGCGCTCGGAAGGCTACTACTTCAAGTTTTTTGCCAATGGCCTGCTGCGCGCGTCGGCAAAGGACCGCGCGGAGTATTACGCGAAGGCGCTGGGGTCCGGTGGTTCCCCGGCCTGGATGAAACAGGACGAGATTCGCGCCCTTGAGGAACTTGATCCCGAGGGTGGCGAAGCGGCCAAACTGCCGCCGCTGATCACCAAGGCACCCGCGCCCGCACCAGCAACCCCCTGAAAGGGAAATCATGGAACTGAAATATCTGGAACGCCCCTTTGAAATCAAGGCGGTGGAGGATGACGGCACTTTCGAGGGCTTCGGTAGCGTGTTTGGCAACGTCGATTCCTACAAGGAAATCGTCGCTCCCGGCGCTTTCGCTGAATCCCTGGCTGGCTGGAAGGCTGCGGGCAAGTTGCCGCCCATCCTGTGGCAACACCGCAGCGGCGAACCTATCGGCCCTTATGTGTCGATGGAAGAGCAGTCCGTGGGCCTGTACGTCAAGGGGCAACTGCTGGTCAACGATGTCCAGCGGGCCAAGGAAGCACGCGCACTGATGAAGGCCAAGGCCGTGAATGGCCTTTCTATCGGGTTCGTGACGCGCGAAGACAGTTATGACCGGGTGTCGGGTATCCGCACCCTCAAGAAAGTGGATCTGTGGGAGGTGTCCGTGGTGACGTTCCCCGCGAATCCAGCGGCGCAGATCAGCTCGGTGAAGAGCGCGATTGACGCCATCGAAACCTTGCGCGATGCCGAGTCCTTCCTGCGGGATGTAGGGCGGCTCAGCAACGCGCAGGCAGCGGCCTTCATCAGCCGCTTCAAGTCCCTGTCGGGTCAGAGGGATTCTGACGACGAGCTGGGCGAACTGGTGGCCGCGATCAAAACGCGGAACGCCGCACTGTCCCTCCAATCCTGAAAGGAAAAATCATGTCCGATCTGTCGGAAATCAAGAACCTGGTCGAATCGCAAGGCACGACCTGGGAGCAGTACAAGAAGGCCAACGACGAGCGCCTGGCGAAGCTGGAAAAAGGCGAAGGCACCGCCGACATCGAAGCCAAGTTGGCGAAGATGGATGAAGACCTGACCAAGGCCGGCAATGAACTGAAGGAACTGACGCTGAAGGCGCAGCGCCCCGGTGTCAGCGCCGAAACCGCCGAGAAGTCGGCCAAGGAGCTGGACCGCTTCAACGCCAAGGCCAAAGCCGCCGCCATCGAAGGCGGCAAGAGTTTCACGCCGCTGAGCGCCGACCAATACGGCGCCTACAAGCAGGCCCTGGACACGATGATCCGCTACGGCGAGAAGGGCATGACGCCTGACCAGCTCAAGGCGATCAACGTGGGCACGGCCACGCAAGGCGGCTTCCTCATCGGCGAAGAAATGGAATCCGGCATCGACCGCGTTGTCCATCGCTACAGCTCCATGCGCCAGGTTGCGACGGTGCGCAGCATCGGCCAGGCCAGCTACAAGAAGCTGGTCAAGGTCAGCGGCACCTCGGGCGCCACGCGCGGCGGCGAGAACACCACCCCGACCAACGGCACCACGCCATCCTGGGTTGAGCTGGAGTTCAAGCCCGGCACCTACGTTTCCGAGCAGCGCATCACCAGCGAAGCCCTGGAAGACATCGTGCAGGACATCGGCGCCGACCTGGAAGAGGAAATCGGCATTGAGTTCAGCGAAATGGAAGGCCAGGACGTCATCACCGGCGACGGCTTGAACGGGCCGCGCGGCATCCACAGCTACGACATCGTCGCCAATGCGTCCTACGCATGGGGCAAGGTGGGCTATGTGCCAACCGGCACTGGCGGCGGCTCTGGCTTCGCCACCAGCAACCCGTCCGACGCGCTGATCGACCTGCAACACGCGCTGAAGCGTCAATATCGCGGCAACGCGGTGTTCATGATGAACGACGCCACGCTGGGCACGATCCGCAAATTCAAGGACGGCCAGGGCCTGTACCTGTGGGCGCCTTCCATGCTGATGCAGGGCGCAGTCGGCCAGTTGCTGGG